TATGATACGATCTTTGAATTTGCAGAAAAAGAACTTGGTTTAACAAAATCTCCAACAAGCAGATTTATGGCAATTAATGATAAATACAGCGTTGGAGGGAACAGCCTAGAACTGAGAGAGGAATTTATTGGACTCGGAAAGAGTCGTTTATCAGAAATGTTAACAATGGATCCGGAAGATTATATTCTGGTAACAGACAAAACAAGCGTAAAAGAAATCCGAGAGATCAAGCGGATGGAAAAGGCAGCAGGCGAAGAAGAAAGAGAGTTGACGAAGTTCCAGGAGGTGCTAAGGGAAGAATATAGGACATCAGATCGAAGAAAAGAACTAATTGAGATTGCAAACGCAACAAGTATTGACGATCTGAAAGCGGCGATCATACCAGAAGGGTATCGGTTAATGAAAAAAGGACTCTTAGCAATCAAGTTCGAAGATGAAAAGATCATAGTACGAACCATGGGAGTATCCGGAGTGCAGGAGCTAACATGGAGTGAAATCTTAAATGAATATGATCAGGCATTTGATTTAGGGGAATCAGATCCATGGAAAGCTACATACGGAGAGATAGAGGAAGAAGTCAAACCAGAACCAAAAAAAGTAGAGAAAAGGCCAGAGTCGAAAAAGCCGACAAAAGCAGAATCTATGCCGGTTGCGACATCGCAACAAGAAGAACAAGTTGCTGGCCAGACAAGCATTGAAAAAGATTTTCCAGAATATCTTCCAGAAGATTTGAAAGTTGAAATTGAGCAGACAAACAAGGTAGAAGTACCGGAAACAGTTATGGATGATCGCAGACATAAATTGAAATTAGCAAAAATGTTCTTTGAAGATGTAAGATTGGGAAGAAAATCGTTCGAATTAAGGAAAAATGACAGAGATTATAAAATTGGAGATATCTTAGAACTTAGAGAAATGGACAATGGAGAACCGACAGGAAGAGTGATTGAAAAGGAGATCACCTATATTCTGGAAGGATTCGCAGGATTAAAAGAAGATTATTGCATATTAGCATTAGCTGATATATAAGCGTGGAAGGAGAGAAAGACATGGAAGAATTAACAAAGGCAGTCATTGACTTACAATCTTATGGACTGAAATTGTATACGATCGAAAAGATGGTAAGAGATATTTATAAATCAGCAGAGGAATTAAAAAAACCGTTGAATAGTAAAACTATAAGAAATGTTACCAAATAACGTGCACAATCAGCAATGCTGATTTTATATACCACAAGTAACTATTAAAACGCATAAGAAACAAAGATCTATTAGCCTACTGCCGGAAAGGCAGCAGGCGGAAAGGAGAACAGACAGCTTAGTTCTCTGCCTGATTAAGATTCTTTAGTAACTATTAACAAGTAAAACGATCACGAACATATTTTTTCAGATTCTTTTAAATGTAAATTTTTTTAACGATACTAGATTTAGTTTTTACAATTATTTTTCAAATCACAAAACAAAAAAAAGAATCACAATGAATTATACGATCAAGCAAAAAGAAACAGAACAATGATCACGGATAATGCATTGGCTCAGGTAGAGAACTAAGCTGTCTGAAACAAAAATATGCAGTATACAGAAGATTTTAAAAGAGGAATTGTAAGAGCTCTTATAGCATCAGGAATGTCACGAAAAGAGTTTGCAGATAAAGCAGAAATTGGTGTTGGAACATTAAAAAGATGGGTAGCACAGTACAAAGATGAAGAAGTACCTAAAGTAGATCGTAAAAAATACAGTGAAGAATACAAAAAAAGTATCGTAAAAAATATGATCTATGACGGAATTACCTGTGAGTCGATGGCAAGAGAAACAGGAATCAGCCGACAGTTGATAGAATACTGGGATAGTAAATATCGATATGATGTGATCGATGAAGTTGAAAGAGAGGCTAGACAAAGAAGAAAGAAAAAAGTCAAAAAAGGGACAACATGGCATCGATATGGATCAAGTGCAGGAAGATTTGAATAAAAGGAGTGATACATAATGGCATATAGAGATTGTCCATGCCTTAAGTGCAATTCTGGGAAAGAAAGAGAAAAGAGGATTGAGTGTAGAAGAAAATGTACACAATTTGTCGCATGGAAGTTAAGCATGCAGGCGATTAGACAGAAAAAGAAAGAAGATAAAGACAAATATTACTCAACGACTAAAAAGAAGTTTTATGAGAGAAAACTAATGAAACAAAAGTCGGGGAGAAAAATATGATGAATCCATGTGAAGCCTGTGCAGAGATAATCTGCATAGGCATTTGTGCCGATCGGGTGAAATATAATGATTATTTGGATGGAATCAGGCAGCAGTTGATTGAACTATGTGAGAGGGTAAGAAATGACAGAGAAAGAAAAGAACGAGAAAAAGAAAGAATATCTTAATCGATACAAGAATGCAGTTAAAAAATATAATTCACTCCAGGAACAAGAAGAACGGATTAGAGCAGAAATGGGACCGGGAGCAATAGAATATTCAGGAATGCCAAAAGCACATAAGAAAACAGATCTGTCGGATGAAATGGTGCGAATAGAGAGAATTTTAAACAAAATTATAGATCAAAAGAGAGAAATGCAGGAGATCCGCTTAGAGATCGAAGAAAAAATTGTAGACATTAAAGATGGTATGCAAAGTAGAGTGTTATATCTTAGATACATAAGATTCATGAAGTGGGAAGATATTTGTGTAGAGATCGGCTACAGTTGGAGACAGGTACATAGAGCACACTCTCAAGCATTAAAGAATTTGAATACTGATTAAAGATGGCACACTTTGGCATAGTATGGCACACTTTTTTTTGATATTATGTAGCATAGAAATTTAAAAAATAGGAGAAAAATTAATGATTGCATTAGAAGTTAAAGATTACTGTCAGAATTGTGCAGAATTTGATCCTGAAACAACAGTAAGTGAAAGAAGCTATTGTGGAATGACAGGGATGAACATTTTAACAGATACAACAGTCACATGTAGAAATGCACAGAAATGTAATCGATTATATGAATTTATCAAAAAGGAAAACGATAAAGAAATTTAAAGTAACATATTAGAAAAAATAGGCACCTTCGGGTGCTTTTTTAGTGCAAAAAAACAAGAAATTCTTATGGCAAGAAGGAAAGTGGTGAAGTGGCAGGATATGAAAACATAAGAGATGCAAATAACAATCGAACTCCGGAGGAACGCCGAGAGCTGGCAAAAAAAGCAGGCAAAGCAAGCGGTGAAGTAAGACGTAGAAAAGCAGATTTTAAAAGGACATTGAACATGCTGCTCACTGCTCCAATAGATAACGAAGAATGGAAGCCAGTTTTAGAATCGTTAGGTGTTGAATGTACACTAGAATCCGCTTTGTTAATGGTACAGATTAAGGCTGCATTAGCAGGAGACACACAGGCAGCTAAATTTGTAGCACAGTATTCTGGACAAAGCAGTAGAGCAGAAGAAGATGTTGAAAATAAAAAGGCAGAAACAGAACTGATCAAAGCCAGAAAAGAAGCAGTAACAGGAGAAAACGAAACAGATGAGGCGTTAGATCGATTGGATCAGATACTAAAAGAGGTGCGTGATAATGCAGTTAAGCAAGAAACAGAATGAGTATATTATAAACGCAACTCATAGATGGAACATAAAATCTGGAGCAGTTCGTTCTGGAAAATCCTATGTAGATACAGCATATGTAGTTCCATTCAGAATCAGGGAACGTGCTGGTAAACCAGGACTTAATGTTGTATTGGGAGTGTCAAAAGAGTCAATAGAAAGAAACGTACTCCAACCAATGCGAGAAATCTATACGGAGAAACTAATCGGACAGATCAATAACAGAAATATAGCAAGAATTTGCGGTGAAGATACCTACTGCCTTGGAGCAGAAAAGATTAGCCAAGTAGCTAAGATTCAGGGTGCAAGCATCAAATACTGCTATGGAGATGAAATTGCAAAGTGGAATAAAGAAGTATTCCAGATGTTGAAATCAAGACTTGATAAGCCATATAGCTGTTTTGACGGTGCATGTAACCCAGAACATCCAACACATTGGCTGAAGGAATTCATTGATAATCAAGAATTAGATATCTATTTGCAAAGATACACGATATTTGATAATCCATACCTTCCAGAAGAATTTGTTGAACAGCTATGTAAAGAGTATGAAGGTACGATTTATTATGATCGTCTGATTTTAGGACTCTGGAAGAGAGCAGAAGGTTCTATTTACAAGAAGTTTGCAGATGATCCTGAGGTGTTTCGATGTGAGATCGTTGATCAGATAACAGGAGATGCAAAATATAAGCAGATCAGGCAGCAGGACATTGTATCAATAGAAATAGGACTCGACTTCGGAGGAAACAAGTCAGGGCATTCATTTGTTGCAAGAGGATATACAGATGATTACAGGCTTGTTATTGGGATCATGTCAAAGCGGATCATGGCCAAAGATGAGAATGAGGATATCGACAGCAATATGCTTGATAAGTTGTTCTGTGAATTCGTGCAGGAAGTCATAGAAAAATACAGCATGATAGATCGATACGGAGATAATGTTAGATATTGCAACGTTGAAACAGTCTATTACGATAATGCAGAAACAGTTTTAGGAAATTCGATCAGGAATGCAGTAGAGAAACGATTTCCATGGATCAGTGTAAAGAAAGCAAGAAAAGCAACGATCAATGATCGTATAAGATGCACTGTAAAGCTCATGGGTGCAGATAGATTTTTCATCACAAAAGACTGTGAATCTTTGAAAACAGCCTTTTCAGATGCTGTATGGGATAAAGACGTAAAAGACAGAGATGAAAGACTGGATGATGGAAGTACAGATATTGATAGCTTGGATGCATTTGAATATACGATTGAAAGGGATATGAAATACCTGATTAAAGAGGTGGAAGATGTTTGATAGATTAAAAAGATTATGGAAAGGAATTGTGAGTATGTTCAGTTATACAACATTTAAAAACATATTGGGTAAAGACGTAGCATTAACACAGGCCATGATCGATGCAATAAATGACTGGAAAAACATGCTGTCGGGAAAAGCTGATTGGTGTGAAAGTTATGTTGAATCGCTACGATTAGAAGAAGGGATATGCCGAGAATTTGCAGATGCAGCATTGGTAGAAATGGAGATGCAGATTCTAAATAACGAACAGCTTGATAAAACACTGAAAAAGGCTGCAGTTGATCTGAACAAAAAAATGCAGAATGGATTAGCATTAGGATCTTTAGTGTTGCGGCCGTTAGGACCAGATAAATTTGAATATATAACAGCGGACAAGATGATACCGATCAGTTTCGATGATGATGGGAAACCAAACGATATTGCTTTTTTATCCGTAAAACGTGTCGGGGAAAATAATTATTACTTTAGATTAGAGAGACATTATTTCACAAACGGGAATCTGACGATTGAAAATAATTGCTATCATTCGCAGAGTAGGAGCGATATTGGTCAAAGATGTGAACTTGAAAATGTTCCTGAGTGGGCAAATATACAGCAGGGACCGATCATCTATCCAGGAATGACACAGATGGATTTTGGATATTATCAGAACCCAGTCGAAAACAAAATTGATGAAAGCGGATGTGGAGTGTCTATCTATGAATCAGCGATTGGATTGATTAGAAAGGCAGATCGACAGGCAGCACGTTTGGATTGGGAATATGAGTCAGGAGAACGTGCAATTCATGTAGATGAACGTGCATTGAAGCATAGTAAAGGGAAAACGTATCTTCCTAAACTGAGCAATCGGTTATATAGAGGATTAAACCTTGACGATGGAAAGGACAAAGAGCTTTTTAAAGAATATTCTCCACAGATGCGAGATGAAGCATATAAAAGAGGATTAGAAGAATGCAAGCGAGAGATTGAATTCAATGTAGGGCTTGCATATGGTGATCTGTCAGATGTTCAGAATGTTGAAAAGACAGCAACTGAGGTTCTGACATCAAAGACAAGGAAGTATAACAGGGTAACAGCAATTCAGAATAATTTGGAAAAATGTCTACAAGATTTTGTTCAGGCGCTGGCATTTTACAACGGATGCTATATGTCTGGAATCGAATTTGCTTGTAAGTTCAAGGACTCTATTCTGACAGATGAAGAATCAGAGAGGCAGCAGGACCGCCAGGATGTCAGTATGGGGGCAATGAGCTTATTAGAGTACCGGATGAAGTGGTACAACGAAGATGAGGAAACAGCAAGGGCAAAGTTGCCGGAACAAAATCAGGTGATGGAGTA